TTGTTGGTAAAAGTTGTTCTCTTTGCATTCGCAATAGAAGCCGCTTCGCTCTCGGCGGAAGTTGCAGCGGTTAATGCTATGGTGCTATCAGTTACTTTCTTTAACTTCAAATCGATTTTACTCAAGTCAAGATTAATCTGTGCTTTAGACTTATTATCCGCTTCATCCTTTTGCTTTGTAATATCTTTGAGCTTATTATAGTTGGCCATATTGGCATTAAGATAACCAAGTTCTTTACGTTGCGCTTCAAACTTACTCGATATTAAATCGACATTAGTTGGATCAAACTTTAACGCTTTATCGTATTGGCGCGCTTCATAAGCTGCAATTCTTGCGTTAGTTTGCGTTTGCTTAATCGCAACATTGATTTGGTCTAAACTATCTTTAATTGTAATTGCCATATTATGTACCTCCTTAAATCCTTTAGCCAAGCAACAATTTAATAATTGCTACCTGGATAAATTATTTAATTATCGTTTCTGGATCTACTTCGACTTGTGCCGCTAGTTCCATTTCTTTTTGCTTAAACCTGGTATATATTCGTTTATCACGGTTCTTTAGCTTGTGCTGGGCCCGAGTTAAATAGCCATCACCCATAACCCACAACTTATTACCATAATTTAGAATCCAAGCCAAGTCTCTATAACTTATAGTTTTACCTGGAATAACAGAATCATCCCACACTATCTTATATCCGTAGGTGGTTGGTGTATCTATCTTTTCCATTTTTAAATGGCTATTCACGGTAGCACTACGAGACTTTGTAGCGGTCTGAAAATACTTTGTAGCTTCTTTATCGTTGACTTCTTTAATGGACTGGATAGCAATTGTTCTAAGATTACCCCCTAGCCCTTCTAAGAATTCAGCAAGTCTTAAATCGGTTTTAATACTCATAATAACTCTCCTTAAAATGTCCCATCTTTCATTGAAGATAAACGTACACCTTCTTCGGCTTTCTTACCGCTGTTTTCAACAGTATATCTGACATACGCATCGAACGTATGTTGAGCTAACGAGTTTAGATCCATATCGAACCCTAATTTCAAAGCGACATCAATTTGCTTAAAGGTAAAGTCTTTAGCTTGTGCCTTTAACTCTTGGAAAGTAACTTTGTGTTTTTTTTTAATAACTTATCTACCTTCATATTAAGCATTTCAGAAGCGGCATTTACTATCGCTTCATTCTCCATTAAATCAGAAGGTAAGTAATCGGCAAGAATAGTCTCCAAACTTAACTCACAGTCTCTATGGGCCGTGTAGAATAACACTGCTATAAAGTTGCGAAAGAACTTCATGTAGTTAGTCTTATTTAAGACTTCGAGTACCGCTGTTCTTTTTTCAATTGGCATTGTTTCTGGATTTTCCATTTCTTCTTTTGATAAGTTCTTAAATATAGTCATGCTATCTTCATTAGATAGCGAATCTACCATATCTTGCATCATGTCACTACCAATTAGATTCATATAGTAAATCGAAGTCATTCCGTTATATTCTAACTTTACAACATAGTCATTACCTTCATCATCGGTTACATGGATTTCTCTTATCATTCCAAATTTAGGTTTGTTCAACATATTCTTACCTCTCACTTTCTTGTCTTTTTTTAGGCTACTTCGGGTACATAAATTGTATCTTTAATTGTTTCCCAGTCTGCTCCAGCAGCGGTCTTTGAAATCTTGTTCGCGGTCATATAATGATCGTTTACAAATATTCTTGTTGCGGATATTGCAATAGAAACATCCTTGACTTTAACATCATCGGTTGTGGAACTTTCAGATGTCTCGGCAGGTAATGTTGCTGTGCAGTCGTACATTGTGAATTTGATTTGGTCTGTTGTAGTATCATCGGCCGCACTAGTAACGTACGAAATACCAATGTGCTTAACTGGAACATCATCTCCCATAATCACACCACCCTTACTATCGGTTACTGTGTTAAAGAATTTGTTGTATTCTTCAATAGATAATCCTATTAACTTAATAGTACCATCGGCAGTTGTAGGTGATTGTGTGACTAAATACTTAGGGTTATTGTCAGCTGAATAGTCGGTTTCCTTTTGAGTGAACGTTACATTCACACTCATTAAGCCGGTAATCTTATTGACTTCACCATAAGTTCCATCTCCGTTATAATCTGCAACTAGTAAACTAGCTGCACCATATTCATAAAACTTTGCCATATGTTTCTCCTTTCTTACATTGTAGTATACATAATTTCGTAATTTGTAGCATATATCGGAACATCAACAGCGAGTGCTGTATCTACATATTCAGAAGTAAAATTGACTTTAAATCCATTCTCTTTTAGTTTAGTTTCAAGAGCCATGCGATATGCTTGAAACCCGCCATCAGAGAACGCATTACGTGTCATAATTCTTCCGGATATATAGATACTCACAACGCTATAATCATTGTCTGCAAACTCGCCTTGTATGTCCTGCATAGAATATAATAACCAAGCGGGTTTAGAATTACTAATCTCGCTATCAGGTATATACGATCTATAATAGTTTGGTTTTGTATCATCTCCTGAATCAGGATCAACAAATCCGGCTTCTTCTAACGCTTTAATAAACTTAGCGAGAACAGACTCTCTTAATTCACTAATATTCATACTCATCTCCTTTATAAGAATATGTATCATTTGTTTCAACCGCAACTAAGTTCATTTCGCTGCGTTTGTTGAAATTATACATATCTGGTGTACCATTAACATTATAAATTTTGTTTTGGAATATAACATAGCAGTCGCCTGTAATTCTTGAATTATAAGCGGCCTTAATCTTGATATTATGCTTTTCATAAGCTAATCCACTTGATATAGCCTCACTGGCTTGGACATCTCTTACAGACACCCATAGTCCACCAGACTTGTATATATCCTCACTATAAATAAAGTGTCTAACTCTTTCTTTGATAGTGCTTCCTTCTTCTCTTTTGAGAGTTCTAGGATAATAGAACTGCGCTTTCTGCCTTCTCATAATATTATGCTTCTTCCGTTTCTACTACTGCATCTATAGTGCACATTAATACTTGGAGCTGTTTTATTAAATAATTAATACGATTCTCTCTCACATTAGTATTATTAAAATCGTTGTAAAGTTCTAATTTAACAATGGTGTTAACTAGTTGCTCTACTCTAGTATCATTATATTTTGCGGATACATCGTATCCTGTTGAAATATAAAGAGAGGAATATATGCCATCCATTAAGGACTGCACTATTGAACTTACATCTTCGTTAGATTCTATTCCAAGGAATTTTAAACATTCATCTAATGTAATTTTACCTGTGTCTGCCATATATTTCTCCTTTCTCTATATTGTATTAAGCTGCTGTTTCTTCGGTAACTAAAGCGTAGATATAAGCTGTTGTATCAGCTTCTTGGACTGTGTAACCTTCCATAACCTTGAGCGCTAATTGGTTCTTGTTGAACAAGAAGTCTTTAGATGTTTCAAAGGTTAATTTGTTGTATTCACGGAACTTTACACCTGCTTTTGTTGAGCCTAAGAAGAAGGGATGTGTTGATTCAACATCCGGTAATTCACTGTTAGAAAATACAATTACTGGATATCCGAATAAGAGTTTTTGTGTTGAATTCTTGGGATCGGGTTGGAGTACATATTTTCCATCGCCATCTTTAAGGTGATCAAGATAGTTGAAACCATTTTGGTTAGTAACAATTGCTCCATCAACCCATGCTGCTACATCAAGGTCAACATTTACAGAAGTCTTTAATGCATCAAAACCAACAATGGCTTTAGGTGTCCCGCCGTTGTAACTTTCTTTGAGCTTTGCGAAGATATCTCTGTTCTCTGTGATAATGGCTTTCTTTACGAACCAGTCGTTAAGATATGTCATAAGTGAGGCTTGTTCGGCACCAACTAAAATTCTTGAAATAGGAATGATTTGTCCTTTGAAGGTAATCTTCCAGTCTTTCTTAATGAACTTAGGTTGTCCGGAATTGGCAATAGTACCGCCATCGGTGAAGTCACTAAGATATTCTGTATCAAGATTAGTCTTATCTTCCCAGTTGTATGATCCACTTAATGTGGTTGCTGTTACAACATTTACAATATCTCTCGCAGAACGATAAGATTTTCTAAGTGTATTGATTTGTAATTGTACATCAACAGGGACTAATAAATCTTCTCCGCTCTCTCCGCCTGTAATTAAATCATTGGTGATAGCACCTCTTGTATTAATTGCGTTGGCCATGGCAACGAAACCATTTCTAACTATTGTTTTAGAAACGTTTTCTTTTCCACTTTCTACTATTGAAGCCTTTTCAATTTCATCAAAACTTTTAAGGTTTTCGATTTCTGCTGTCTTGGCAACAATTTGGTCTGTAATAGTCTTTAATTCTTTGAAGTTACTAGTTTCTCTAGCTTTATTGCCTTTGGCAATTAAATCTTTCTTTTGAGAATCTAATAGTTCGATTTGTTCTTTAGTGTTCATATTTTATAATTCTCCTTTCACTAAATTTTTAGAAATATATTTAAACGCTGACTAAGCGAATAAACCTGATTTTATACAACGCTCGCAAACATGAAGTTAGCGACTGTGTCTGCGTTGTCCGACTCTTCCTGCTTTTTCTTCTCTTCCTCTTCTCTTTTTTTCTTCTCTTCTTCTGTTTCGCCTTCGGGTTCTTCTTCCTCTTCGTTGTTAACTTTGGCGAACATAGGCTTTTTGACTTGGTTATAGATAATCTTGTTTCTCGCCATACAGTCATTAGTCACACTAGCCTTGACACTCGACATATCAATTTCATCAATAAATCCAAGTTCCTTTGCTTTGTAAGCATCGAACCAGGACTCTTCATCCATTAACTTACTGATTTCATCTCTAGGTAAGTTTGTCTTATTCTCATAGGCGGTGATTATAGTTTCTTTAATTGTTGTAAGTGCATTTAATGTCGCTTCCATTTCGGTATGATCGCCACTCGCATATGTCGAAGGGTTGTGAATCATTAAACTTGCAACTGGTGACATAACAACTTTCTTACCAGCCATAGCGATTACACTTGCAGCACTAGCTGCTATGCTCTCGATATAAACGGTTGTATTCTCACGATAATTCGATAAGGCCGTATAAATAGCCGCTGCTGCGAATACATCGCCACCATAACTGTTTATACTTACTTTGATTTCCTTACCTTCATTATCTTTGAGAATTTGTCTAAAACCACTCGGACTTGGAGCGTGTTGATCGCCAAACCAGTCGTACATTTCAGCTGTAAGTTCATCTACAATGTCTCCATCGATTCTAATCTCAACTTCTTTTTCTTTGATTTCTAAATTCATAAACTTAGGTTTATACATAATTAAGCCTCCTTCACTTTCTTGCTTTTATTTTCAACCGGTTCAGCAGGTGCTACTGGTTCTACCGGCTCTGCTACTTCTGGGTGAGCCACACTTTCTAAGAGAACCGAGTTAGGTCCTATTACGAATATGTCGCCATCCTTAGAGGGCTTTCCTAAAGTCTCTTGCTTACGAATTTCATTAGGAGTCATAGCTCCTACAGCAAGCATAGTCTTGTAGTAATTACTCCGCGCTACAATACCAGTCATTTTCTCGTTCGTGGTATCTGCAATAACCTTATAGCCTTTTTTGACTTGTTGTGCGGTTAATAATATCGAACCTAGTGCTTCACATATCTGTTTGGTAATTGGCTCGATACACTCTTCAATATAAGCGATATTCTCTTGTTCCGTATTGGAATAAGTTGTCTTTCCCACGCCTATCTTTGTAAGTGGGATTTTAAAGAACATTCCTATATCCGCTTTGATTAGATCTTTGGTTGCTACCAAGTCCATATCTTTAGGACTTAGTTGTGTTACCGTTTCGTACTTCATTCCATTATCTAAAACCGCTGTTCCCGAACCTGTTTCAATTTGTTTGTCCCAGGTATTTCTCATTTGGTCTTTATAACTAATCTTATTACCATCCTTGTCTGTAAGAAGTGGCTTAGATGTGAAGTCTGTTTCCGTTGTTAGCATTCCAGTAGGGCGACCACCCTTTTCGTAAAACATGGACTGGAACCCTTCCTGTTTCGATGCAATTGTTATCGCTAGGTTAGCAGCTTCGAGCGGATCAGTATATCCGCCCTTTAAAGAGCCATCCGGTGTATAAACAATTCTTGACATCTCCCAGGGAAAATAGTTTGTTCCGTTATAGGTGTAAACCATTATGTCTTTGTCTTCGTTGTAAAACAGACTAACCTTTTCTTTTCCAATTATTCTAATACTTCCATATGTATCGTAATGGTAGTTCATATCAGACTTTAAAAATATTTGACCTTCGAGCAAGAATTTCTTAGTTAGCAATTTATAGAACTGCGACTTAGTATAATTCCTGTTAGGTCTTGTTTCTAATAGGCCAACAATTTTCCCTACACTCGCATTGTCTATGTCCGCGTACTCACTTGTTTTTTCGTTGTATATAAAGAACGGAATCTTAGCAACTGTATCACTTATCAGCTCTACACATTTATTCACAGCACTAATTTTCATTCCTTTATACTTGGAAGAGGCAGCAAGCATTGCTTGGAAATCTTCAAAAGAATAGGAAATTGTATCTGCGGTTACAATATCTGTTACTTCGTTATTTACTTTTTTGCGATGAAATAATGACATGTTCTTATTCCTTTCTTTCTACTTAATTTCTACTAATTATTTACTAATAAAAAATATATAATTAGACTAAACCTACACTAATATTGTACCACTTATATACATAAAGTCAACACAAAAACCACCTAGTTTTTGCCTAGATGGCCAAAGAGATAAGACTACGATTTTATTCATAGCGACATATTTATATTAGCATAGTCTTTTTTGCTTTGCAACTAGTTATATCACAACTTTTTACCTTTGCCACACGCTAGAACGTGAACGTGCCCTCTTCTATCGCGTGTCGCAAGTTCCCTTGCTCTAACGTGCTAATACGGACTAGGCCGAATATAGCGGCTGCTAACAAATCAATTCGTTTCGGCGACTTCTTGGACTTCTTACTTATCTTTCGCCTACCACCATTATCGTATTGCAAGTACGCATTCTCACAACACCATATAAAGCAGTCGTTCTGTTTAACTACCAACTTTCCTGCCATTAGCAACTCTTCAAACTTATTGGTTGGTTCGTTGAGCCTCGTTGTTGTCTGCGGGCACTCTATCATTTTATAGGTCTGGTTCCTAGAGTTTCTACCTTCGCTCATATCCGCCGCGAACTGTGTAGCCCACGCTGCATCATACACGACTTCCAAAGTGTCGGTCTTGTTACTGATCTCATAGTCCATTAACTCTTCCATTACTTCGTTAGTGTCAATAACCATTCCACGAATACTATCTACGTAACCTTTCTGTATCCAATAGCGATATGGAATCAGGTCGGTGTGTTCGTGTTTGTCTATGCTCTCTTTAGGAATGAACCCTTTAGCATCCAGAGCATATCTTCCATCCGCTAACTTATACCACAACGCTCTTGCGGTTAAATCAACCTTAATCGACATATCATATCCGCCTACACAGCTTTCATTATG